CGGGCCGAGCTGGAGAAGATGGACCCGGCGGAGTTCGACCGGGCGTACCTCAACCGGACGCGGAAGCCGACCCCGCCTGTCGACCCAAACGTGCCTAAGGGGAAGTGGCCTGGCCTGGTCGACGCCAGCAGCAAGCCGGTGCCGGACAACGTGGCGTTCGCTATCGACGTGTCGCAGGACCGCTCTTACGCGTCCATCGCGGCCGCGTCAAAGCGGGCCGATGGGCAAGTGCACCTTGAGGTCGTTGCGCGCCGTCCGGGCACGGACTGGGTGGTGCCTGCCATGGTCCGGCTGCGGGATCTATGGAAGCCGGTGGCCGTGGCCATCGCCTCGTCTGGGGCGCCGGCTGGATCGCTCATCGACGATCTGATTGCAGCCGGGATCGACGTTCCGCAGGACAAGGAGCACCCGGAGCGCGGCGATCTCGCCGTGATGCGCGCTGGCGACATCACCGAGGCGTGCGGGCAGATGGCCGACGCGATGAACCAGAACACGGTCAAGCACACCGACCAGGTTCCCCTCACCGCAGCGGTGAACGGCGCTCGGACGCGCCGCAATGGGGACGCCTGGACGCTCGACCGGACCAGTTCCCTAGTGGACATCAGTCCGCTGTGCGCCGTCACGTTCGCCCGGTGGGCGCTGCTGATCCGGGGCCCGCAGGTCATGGACGACTACGACATCCTCGACTCCGTTCTGTAGGGAGGTGGTCGCGTGGGCCGCGTCTGGTCCTCGTTCTGGGCGCCGTTCAGGCGCTTCGGGGCCGCGACGAAGCGGGCGATCACCTCGCTGCCGTGGTCTGCTGGCGGGCCTGCCAGCTCAGGCGGGTACAGCGACCATCGCGCGCTGGCGTTGATCCCGCTTTTTGCGTCGGTTCGGATCCTGGCGTCGTCGGTGGCGTCGCTGCCGATCCAGCTGTACCGGCGTAACGGCTTCAACCGGGAGCAGGTCTCGTACATCCCGCAGTTGTTCTTCAAGCCGGCCGTCGTCGACGACCTGTATCAGTGGCTGCAGAAGTGCGTGTTTTCGCTGGCGCTGCGCGGCAACGCCTACGGGCTGATCACTCAGCGGGATGACCTCGGGTTTCCCACGATGATCGAGTGGCTTAACCCGGACGACTGCTGGGTCGACGAGGCCAACCCGTGGAAGCCGGTCTACTACTGGCAGGGCCGCGAGGTTCCCGCCGCCGACATCGTCCACATCCCGTGGGTGGTGCTGCCCGGCCGGGTGGTCGGGCTGTCGCCGATGGCCGCGTTCGCCAACACCATCGGGCACGGCCTGAAGGCCACCGAGTACGGCCTCTCATGGTTCGAGAACGGCGGCACTCCGCCGGCCACGCTGAAGAACACGGCAAAGACCATCACGCCGGAGGAGGGTGAGGCGGTCAGTGACCGGCTGTCGGCGCGGATCCGGTCGCGCAAGCCCTTGGTGTTCGGGCAGGACTGGGACTTCAACGCGCTGCAGGTGTCTCCGGAGGAGTCGCAGTTCGTCGAGACGATGCGGCTGAACGCTACGCAGATTGCCGCGATCTATGGTGTGCCGCCGACGAAGGTGGGCGGTGAGGCCGGCGGGTCGATGACCTACGCGAATGTCGAGCAGGAGGGCATCGACTTCGTCACGTTCACGCTGCGTCCGTGGCTGGTCCTGCTCGAGGGCCGCCTGTCGGCGATGATGCCGGGCCGGGAGTTTGTGAAGTTCAACGTTGACGCCATGGTTCGCACGTCGTTGATCGACCGCTACACGGCGCACGGTATGGCGCTGGCGCAGGGCTGGCGGAACCGGGATGAGATTCGGGCCCTTGAGGATCTGCCGCCGCTGCCGGATGGGCAGGGGCAGGCCTACTACGTATCGCAGGGCACCGCGCCTGCGCAGTCCAGCCAGGAGGCATGATGAGTACCGCAGAGCGCCGGTTCACGCGCGGCCTGGTCGAGGTCCGCGCCGAGGGCGACGGTGAGGGTGAGCAGGCTCCACCGATGAGGATCGGCGGGTACGCCGCCAAGTTCAACAAGCTGTCCCGCAATCTGGGCGGCTTTGTCGAGCGGATCGACCCCGGGTTCTTCGCCAAGTCGGCCGGGGACGGCTGGCCGGAGGCGATGGCCCGCTACAACCACGACGACAACATGCTGCTGGGCACCACGCAGGGCGGCACACTCCGCCTGGCCGTGGACGGTACGGGCCTGGACTACACCGTGGACGTGCCCGCGGCCCGCGCGGACGTCTTCGAACTGGTGCAGCGCGGCGACGTGAGCCAGTCGAGCTTCGCGTTCTTCACGTTCGAGGATGACTGGAGTATGACCGACGACGGCTTCCCACTGAGGACGCTGCTGTCGGGGCGCCTCGTCGACGTGGCACCGGTGAACACTCCGGCCTACCTGGATACGTCGACCGGTCTGCGGTCGCTCGCCGAGAAGGCGGGCGCGGACCTGGAGGAGGTGCGGGCTGCAGCTGAGGGCGGGGACTTGAAGAGGTTCCTGGAGCCTGCCGCACCCACCGTCATTGATCTTGCGCCGGAGGGCGGGCAGGGCGAAACCCACCCGTTGCTGGCGTTGCGGCAGCGGCGTGCCGCGCTTCTCATGCGCCGCACCATCTGAGGCAGGGCGCTCCCCACCTCGATAACCCCATCCACCAACACCCCCGGCATGGCCGTGCGGGTGTCTTCGCCATGCCCAGGAGGGGCCGTGACCGAGTACATCAAGAGGCTGCAGGAGCGCCGCCTCAACGTGTGGGAGCAGGCCAAGGAGCTGCTCGACACCGCTGAGGGCGAGAAGCGTGACCTGACGGCCGAGGAAGAGGGCAAGTACCAGGCCCTCAATGCCGACATCGACGCGATCGACCAGCGCGTGAAGGACTTCATCGACGGGGAGAAGCGCGCCAAGGACGCCGAGGCCGCGTTCGAGGGCCTGCTCGCCAAGCCCGTCGATGAGGACAAGCGCGAACGAGGATCGGACAAGCCGGACATGGCCGCCCAGCTGCGCAAGTTCCTGCGTGGCGAGGCCGGGCGCGCCATGGACATCCGCTCGGACGGTGGCCCCGTCGACTACCGCGCCCTGGTCAAGGGCACCGCGGCAGCGGGCGGAAACACGGTGAAGACCTCGTTCTACAACCGGCTCGTCGCCCACATGATCGAGAACAGTGGTCTGCTGTCCACCAACCCCACGGTGCTGCGCACGGCCACCGGCGAGCAGATTCAGGTCCCGAAGACCACCGCGCACTCCACCTCCGCCGTCCTGGTCGCCGAGAACACCGCGCTCACCGGCAACGAGCCCACCTTCGGCCAGGTGCCGCTGGACGCGTTCAAGTTCGGGTTCCTCATGCAGGTCTCCCACGAACTCCTCAACGACACGTCGGTGGACCTCGAGGGGTACCTGGCGATGCAGGCAGGTCGCGCGCTCGGCAACGGGTTCGGCTCCTACCTGATCACGGGCACCGGAAGCTCCCAGCCGAACGGCGTCGTCACGGCCGCGACGTCCGGCGTGACCGGCTCGACGGTGGCGCAGGGCGCTTCGGTGATCGGTGCTCCGACGGGCGACAACCTGATCGACCTGTTCTACTCGGTCATCGCGCCGTACCGGAACAGCCCCTCGTGTGCGTGGCTGCTGAAGGACGCGAGCGTCGCCACGATCCGCAAGCTCAAGGACAACACCGGCGGCGCGGGCCAGGGCAACTACCTGTGGCAGCCGGGCCTTCAGGGCGGCATCCCGGACACCATTCTCGGCAAGCCGGTGTACACCGACCCGAACGTGGCTGGAATCGGCTCCGCAGCGAAGTCCGTCGTGTTCGGCGACTTCTCGCAGTACTTCGTCCGCCAGGTCGAGTCGATTCGCTTCGAGCGGTCGGACGACTTCGCTTTCAGCAGCGACCTGATCACGTTCCGGGTCATCCTCCGTGGCGACGGCGACCTCGTCGACACGACCGGCGCGATCAAGTTCCTGACCGGCGGCACGGTCTAGTGGAGCAACTCGTAGTGCCGGCGCTGTCGGGGGACTGCCCGGCGGCGCTGGCGCTGCGAGCCGAAGGGCTCTATCCGCAGGTCGTCATCATGGATGACGACCTGGCCTATGGCCGGCTGCTGGCCCGCCTGTGGCGGGAAGGTGCCGGGTTCGTGCTCGTTGAGCACGATGTGGTGCCATGGCCCGGGACCGTAGCTGGGATGACTTCCTGCCGTGAGGCGTATTGCGGCCACCGGTATCAGATCGCTGGCCAGTTGGGCGGCACGTTGGGGTGTGTCCGGTTCAGCGCCGCGCTGATCGCCGAGCATCCGGATTTGCCCGCGCGGTGGGCCGGGTCTCACTGGTCGAATCTCGACATCAAGCTGACCAACGCCCTGTGGGACGTCGGCGTGCGCGAGTACCACGTGCACGAGCCGCCAGTTGCCCACCTGCACATCTACCCCGACGAGCTGATCCGTGCCGCGAGGGAGACGACATGAAGGTACGTATGAAGGTCCAGATCTCTGGCACGCATGACGGCCAGGAGTGGCCTGCCAGGGGTGGTGTGGTCGAGCTGGCAGACGACGAGGCCGCGGGCCTGTGCGCCCAGGGCCTGGCCGAGCCGGTCGCCGACACCGATGAGCCGGAGAAGGCGGTGCCGCCGACGGCGGAAGTCGCCGAGGTGCCTGTGCCGGAGAAGCCTGCTGCGCCCACCGCAGAGAAGCGCGGCCCCGGCCGTCCTCGCAAGCCTCGTGTGCAGGGCGACACCAGCAAGGAGTAGGCCGTGGCCAACGAGTACGCCTCCCTGGCCACGATCAAGGCGCACCTGGGTATTGAGGCCAGCGACACCAGCCGCGACACGCTGCTCAATGCGGCTCTGGCGGCCGCTTCGCGTGGAATCGACCGTGACACTGGCCGCCGGTTCTGGCTGGACGCGGATCCGGTGGCCCGCATGTTCCGCCTCTCGGGTCGGACGGTGTGCGATGAGGACGGGGAACGGCTGCTCGTCGACGACATCGGCAACATCACGGGCCTGGTGGTGGAGACCGGTTCGGGTGGGTCGTGGACTGCGGTCACCGACTACGAGGCCACCCCGTACAACGCACTGTTGGACGGCCGCCCCATCACCGCACTGCTGCGCACCTTGGGCACCTGGGGGTACGGCACGCAGCGGGTGCGGGTGACGGCCCGCTGGGGCTGGCCCGCGGTGCCCGACGAGGTCGTGCAAGCAACGCTGATCCAGGCCACGCGCCTGTACAAGCGGAAGGACTCCCCGGAGGGCATCATCGGCTCGGCGGAGTGGGGTGTGCGGAATCTTTCCCGCGTTGACCCCGACGTGTACGCGCTGGTGCGGCACTTCGTGCTGCCCGGGTTCGGATAGGGGGCGCCGTGCAGATCTCCGCCATTCGCGACGCCATCGCGGACGCCGCCCGAGTGGTCGTCCTGCCCACAGGCATTGGAGCGCTGACGTGCACGGGGTACGTGCCGGACTCGATCGTCGCCCCGTGTTTCTTCGTCGGTGAGGTCGAGATCACGTTCGACCGGACCATG